AGGTGGTATGGTTACACCAGAAGAAATAGAACAAGCTAAACAAGATATTGATATTAGAACTTTTAGACAAGAGTTTGAGGGTACATTTGAAAACTATGCTGGAAGTGTTTATTATAATTTCCACCCTGTTGATAATGTTGTTAAACGTCAGATAGATTGGGAAAAACCTTTACATATAGGAATGGACTTTAACGTTGACCCAATGTCAGCTTGTGTAGGGCAAATAGAAAAAGATAAAGTTTATTTTGTAGATGAAGTTATTATTTATGGCTCTAATACTGATGAAATGGTGCAAGAATTACGAGATAGATATGGAACGAAGATTCCAATATTTATATATCCTGACCCAGCTTCTAAACAACGTAAGACTTCTGCTGGTGGTAGAACTGATTTATCTATTTTACAAAATGCTGGATTTAAAGTTAAGGTAAAACACAAACACCCAGCTATTCGTGATAGAGTGAATGCAGTTAATAGTAGGCTCAAAGATTCTAAAGGAGAAAGACATATTTTTGTTTCACAATCTTGCAAAACCTTGATAAAAGGTTTACAAAGACAAATATACAAAGAGAATACAAATATTCCTGATAAGGAAGATGGATTCGATCATATGAACGACGCACTTGGTTACATGATTGATTACTTAAAACCATTAACCACACAGGCAAGGTTTAATTCTCCTACAAGATGGACAATGAAGTAATTTATGGCATACACTAGAGATCAAGCAATAGAAACCCACAAAGACTATTCAGAAACAATTAATAATTGGGAATATTACATCAGATCATATAATGGTGGCTATGACTATATGATAGGTCAATATCTTAACAGATATAATTTAGAATTAGATAACGAGTTTAATCAAAGACTTGCTAATACTCCATGCGATAATCATTGTAAAAATATTATTCAAATTTATTCATCATTTTTATTTAGAGTAAGACCAAGTAGAGATTTTGGTTCTATGCAAGATGAAGCTAGTTTAGAATCATTTTTAAAAGACGCAGATTTAGAGGGTAACAATTTAAATTCAGTAGTTAAACAGGCTCAAAATTACGCATCAATCTATGGTCATTGTTTTATGGTTTTAGATAAACCTAATATCCAAACAGAAACAAAAGCAGAAGAATTAGATCAAGATATAAGACCATATGTTTCAATCGTTACTCCAGAAAATGTTTTAGATTGGAATTATGAAAGAATGCCTAATGGTAAGTATGAACTTAATTATTTAAAAGTAAGAGAAGAAGTTGATAGAGAGGGTGGTACATACATGAGAATTTGGTATCGTGATAGAATAGATACTGTGTATATGCCAGATAGAGAAGAACCTAAATTGACAGATACTGTACCTAATATGATTGGCAAAATACCAGCAGTTATTTTATACAATTCTAAATCTCACAAAAGAGGAATTGGTCAATCTGATTTAACTGATATAGCTGATCTGCAAAAATCTATCTACAACGAATACTCTGAAATGGAACAGTTAATAAGATTAACTAACCACCCATCATTAGTTAAAACACCAAGTGTTAATGCAAGTGCTGGTGCTGGTGCAGTTATAGAAATGCCTGATGAATTAGAACCAAACTTAAAACCATATTTACTTCAACCATCTGGTCAAAACTTACAAGCTATTATGGAGTCTATTAATAACAAAGTACAATCTATAAATAGAATTGCACACACAGGAGCAGTAAGAACTGAAAAGACAAACATATCATCTGGTGTAGCATTACAAACAGAATTTGAATTACTTAATGCAAGACTATCTGAAAAAGCTGATAACTTACAATTAGCAGAAGAACAATTATTTAAACTATATGCTATGTTCCAAAATGTAGAATTTGATGGAGAGATTAACTACCCTGATTCATTTAATATTAGAGATTATGCAAGTGATCTAGTTTATTTCCAACAAGCGAAATCATTAAATATTGGTTCTGCAACATTTACTAAAGAAGTTGATAAAGAAATTGCTAGAGCAGTTGTAGATGATGATGAGAAATTAAACGAAATTTTTGACGAGATAGATTCACAAGCAGAAGTAGGTCAATTCACACAAGACGAACCAGAGCAAGAAGATCAAGAAGTAGAGCAAGAGGAAATTTAATGAATGTCAGATATAGTAAAAGATTCAACACTTTACAGAATTAAACAAATAGAACTTGCTGAAGCAGAATATTATAAAACATTAATTAAAACATTAGACAGAATAGAAAGAGAAGTAGTATCTCTTGCAAGTAGATTACCTTTAACAGATGGTAAGTTAATAGAACTACAAGCGGCTATTGCTATTAGACCACAAATAAAAGCTATTCTTGAAAGAGAATATTTAGCATGGTCAGATACAGTTGTTAGAAAAGGTTTTAATAAACAAGCTAAAAGAGTTGAAAAATCATTTAAAGCTGTTTTAGAAAAAGCTAGAATAAGAAATAAACTTTCAGCAGAAGATTTAGCAAAGTTTTCAGAATTTACTAAAGGCGATAAAGCATTAATACAGAATCTTAAACAACAATATTTTACACAGTTTAAAGATGTATCAAACACTTTTACCAGACGACTATCAGAAAAGATTTATCAAAATACATTAGTTGGAACTGAATTTACTGTATTAGAAAAAGAATTAAGACAAACTATAAATGGTATTTATGCTAGTTCAGATGACCCAGAGATTCAAAGATTAGTTGATTATATAAATGATAATAAGTTTGATAAATCAAAACAATCACAAGTTGATAAGTCTATACAAACATTACAATCTAAATTTGCTAGAGATCGTGCTGGAGAAAACATGAAAAGGTATGCTGGACAGATATTAAATGATTCTTTGCGTGATTTTGATGCAACATTAAACTTTAATAAGTCGCAAGATGCTGGTTTAACTTTTGTCAAATATTATGGAGATGTTATTCCAACTACTAGGGAAATTTGCAGAAATATGATTAGTGGTGTATATAACAAGAGGAAAAGTGGACTTTTCACAGTTGATGAAGTCAGAAAGCTGTGGGCAAGTAGAAGTTGGTCAGGTAAAAAATCTGGCGACCCTTTAGTTGTTCGTGGTGGTTATAATTGTCGTCATCAATGGTCTTATGTCAATCCTGATTGGTATGACAGCAAAGGCGAACTAATAATATAATAGGAGAAAACAATGTCCGAAGAAACAAAGGCAGTTGCACCTGAAACGCAACAAACTGAAACACCTAAAGAAGAAGTAAAAGTAGAAGAAACAAAACAAAATACTTTTACCCAAGAACAATTAGACAACATAATCAAATCAAGACTTGAAGCAGAAAAAAACAAGTATGAAAAAAAACTTCAAGATGAGGAAAAGCAGAAAGCTGAACTTTTAAAAGAACAACAATTAAAAGAAGCTAAATCTAAATCTGAAATTGAGAAGATTATGCAAGAAAGAATAAAAGAAAAAGAAGATGAAGTATTGAGATATAAAACTCAAATTAAAAAAGAAAAAGTAGATAATTCAATACTTTCTGTTGCCAATAGAGAAAAATCTATTAATGCACAACAAGTCGTTTCTCTTTTAAAAGACGAAGTAAGATATACTGATGATGGTCGTATAGAAGTAGTTGATAATAATTCTAATGTACGATATAACACTAAAGGAGAACTTTTTACAATCGAAGATCGAGTGAAAGAGTTTTTAGATAGCAACCCACACTTCCGTCAAGGGTCATTGTCTGGTTCAGGAAGCCAGAGTGCTATTGGTGGCAAAACTGTTAAACCCTTTAACTTACAGGACTTGGACTTAACAAAGCCAGAAGATCGTAAAGCCTATTCAGAATATAGAGCAAAACGAGATTCAGGTGCTGTTGAGATTAATTTAAACAATAAATAAACTTAATAGGTAATAACAATGGCAAACGAAAGCACAAGTTCTACTCTATCGGAACTATACACAGAGATAGTAGCAGAAGCTCAATTCGTAGCTTCTGAAAAATCCATCATGAGAAACCTAGTTAAAAACTATGCTATCACTGGTGGTGGTAAAGCAGTTGAAGTTCCTGTATATGCACAAGTAAGTGCAGCAGCAGTAGCAGAAGCAACTGACTTATCAAACACTGCAATCGACCCAAGTTCAGTAACTATTACTGCATCTGAAGTCGGTGTTATGACTACACTAACAGATTTAGCAAGAAACTCTGCACCAAGAAATGTTGCAGCAGACATTGGTAAATTATTTGGAGAAGCATTAGCAAGAAAACAAGACGCAGATTTAACTGCATTGTTCGATGGCTTTAGTGTTACTTCAGGAGATGGTACAGCAGCTATCTCTCCAGCTGTAATCTTTAATGCTCTTTCAACTTTAAGAGCAAATGCATTACCAGCTAATGAAAGTGCAGTAGTATTACACCCTAAAATCGCTTACGATCTAAAATCTGGCTTAACTAATACTTTTGCTGGTTTAGATACTGAAACATCTAACGAAGCATTAAGATCAGGTTTCGTTGGTAAGTTAGCTGGATTAAATATATTTGAAACTTCAAATATTGCTAATACAGGTACTGCTGGTGATTACAAAGGTGGTGCGTTCCATAAAGACGCATTAGCAATCGCTATGATGCAAGATGTTAAAATCGAAACTCAAAGAGATGCTTCTTTGAGAGCAGATGAGATTGTAGCAACTTCAGTATATGGTGTTGGAGAAATCCATGATTCATATGGTGTTGAGTTACATTACGATTCATCTATCCAATAGTAGGATACTTTGTGAGGGTGGGAAACTGCCCTCGCAACTAACATAGGAGAATAAAATGGTTAAATTAGTATTATCAAACGAAAAAATGATTACCCTTACAAGAGGTAATAAAACAATTACTAGAAGTGAATTAGATTACGAAACAAATAAATCTATGTATGATTTTAGAGGTTTTAAAGTTGCGTCAGATGATGTAAAAGAAAATATTAAAGAAGTAGATCAAACTTTTGAAAACGAAGCAAAAGTAATACCTCTTAAAAAGAAAAGAAAAACAAAAAAGAAAAAAGATGAATCAATTAATTAAACTTAAATTAAAGAAGTGGTCAAAATGGGTCTGGATTAAATCTAAAAATAATCCAATGTATTCAATCCCTTTAGCTATTTTAATAATTTATCTAATTTGGAACTAAATTATGGCTAATTATACTGGTGCTGATGTTATTGTTGCTGCTGATGTAACAAAGTATCAACCTGATGCTTTTGATTTTGGTATTGCAAGTGATGCAACAGAAGCAACTAATTTCTTTGCACAAACAACTAATGATATTTTAAGACAATTAAGAATAGAATGGTGGCCTGTATATAAAACAAATATATTTACAGATATTACAGTTTTAAACACAGCAGAAATGGTTAATACAAAAGTTAATTTAGATCAGTTTGAACGTGCTGGTGTTTATCTATTTCTTGGAAGATTCTTTTTACCAGCATTAACTAAATTTAGACCAGAAACAGAAAAAGATAGATTTGAAAGAATGGCAGAATATTATATGAGCCAATATAATATTGAATGGAGAATGATATTAGAAGATGGTGTTGAATATGATGTTGATGCAGATGGAACTATTGTATCAAACGAAAGAGAGCCTTTACATGGATTTAGAAGATTGATTAGATAATGGCTGTCGATTTAAAGATAAAATCTAACTCAAAACAAGTATCACAAAAATTTAAAAAGTTTCAATCAGTATTACCTAGAATAATTGATAAAGGTATTAAACAAGCTGGATTTCAATTATTAGATATTGTTAGAACTAAAACCAAAAAAGGTATTAATTTTAAAGATGGTGCATTTGCACCTTATTCACAAGGTTATTTAAAAAAATTAAATAGAGAGGGTAAATCAACAAATGTAGATTTATTTTATTCTGGTAGAATGTTAGGTAGTTTAACAAGTAAAAAAACAGGAAAACACAAAGTATCATTAGGTTTTAGTAATGCACAAATGCTACAAAGAGCATTATTTAACCAAGTATTGAATGACCCTAAAAGAGAATTTTTTGGCTTTAACAATAGAACAGAAAAGATTATAAGTAAATCATTCAACCGATTTGTAGAAAAAGAATTAAGAAAGTTTAGAATATGAGTGTAAGAGAAAATATAGCATCTAATTTATTAACAGTTATATCTAGTATATCGAGTCCGATAACAATTAAAAAAGCTACTAGACAACCTTTTATATTAGACGAATTATCAGAGCAACAATATCCAGCAGTAATAATACAAACATCAGAAGAAAATAGAGATGATTCGGAATTAGGAAGTGGTGCTAAAACAAGACATGGAACGATTGATTTTGTAGTATTAGGATTTGTTAAAGGTGCAGAAGCTAATATAGATACTAAAAGAAATGAGTTAATCACAGCTATTGAAACTGCATTAGAAACTGATATTACAAGAAATAGCAACGCACTTGATACTGAAGTCGTACAAGTAGAAACTGATGAGGGTAGCTTATTTCCTGTTGGTGGAATAAGAATGACTATTAGATGTATGTATGAGTATCAAGCTGGAACACCATAGGAGATAATATGACAACTAAAATTATAAATAGAATAGAAAAGAAAATAGACCAAATAGAAAAAATGCACGATAAAGAGTCTATGTTATGTGAAGAAGTAAAAGACTTATTAGCAGAATTAAAAGAAAACCAAGAAGAAGATAGTCAAGATTGGGAAGAAGATTTAGATGATGATAATTTTGATGAAGATGAGGAAGATATTGACGAAGAAGAAGAAAACTAATAAAAGGACTTATGGCTAAAGACATTAAATTATATAAAGGTAATTCAGAGATTACGATTAATGAAACAAACCTTGAACATTATTTAAAACTTGGCTATAAGCAAGAGCAAGAAACTAAACAAACTAAATCTAACAAGGACAAAAAGACATGGCAACACATCACGGAAAAGAAGGAGTTGTAACAGTAGGTGGAACAGCAGTTGGGGAACTAACTAGCTTTACACTTGAAACTACAGGAGATGTTGTAGAAGATAC